TGAAACTAGATTAAATTCTTTGCAGATACTTTGGACAAAATTTTCCAATCATTATACGAAAATAGATCTTGTAGACAATTATGTAGTTGATGACATTGAACAGGTTAACACTATCTTTCAAAAGTTACTTTCTTCTGGTCAAGAAGGAATTATCCTCAAAGACAAACGTGGTGTCTGGGAAGACAAACGTGTAAAACATCAGATTAAATTCAAAGGAGAACTAGAGTGTGATCTGAAGATTGTTGCAGTCGAAGAAGGAACAGGTAAGGCTGCGGGAATGCTAGGTGCAATCGTATGCGAATCATCAGATGGTATTGTTAAAGTTAGTGTTGGTTCTGGATTTACAGATGAGCATCGCAAACAATTTTGGAAAGAAACATTAGTTGACAAAATAGTAGCAATCAAGTATAATAGTCGTATTAAGAATAAACTTGGAGAAGAATCTCTGTTTCTTCCAGTGTTTGTAGAAATTCGTGATGATAAAGATGTCGCTGACAACTCAAAGGTGATCAAATGAGATCCAACTATAAAGTTACCGAGTGGATTAAACTTACACAAATTATATCTGCTGAAAGTTATCGTAAAATAAGCAAAAACTGCAAAAACTTCTGGGAGGAGTTTTCTGGTGGAAAATATCCAGGCGTATATCAAGTATCTTTAAAAAAACCAAAACAACTGGTGCATAAGGATATATGTTATATCGGTGAGTCTTATTTTATGCCAAAACGAATAAGTGATTTAAGGAGTTCTGCAGGAAAAGATAATAAAGTTACACACCATATGTGCGGCGTTTTTATTAGAGAAGAGGGAATTGATATTGAGTCTGTTTATGTTCGCTGCATAATAATTGAAGAAGAGAAGGAACGACAAGAATTCGAACGATACTTACATAAAGAACACAAAAGTAAGTTTGGTTACAAACTTGGCTACTCTTGGGAAGAGGCATCTGGTGGGCATAAGTCTTGTAGAATACAGACTCAGGCAAATATCAAACGTCTTGATTCTCTTGATGCATGTAAAAAAGTGCAGATTGCTTTGAATAAAAGAATGGAAGAATTAAAAAAACTATCATTACGGAGTTGAATATGTTAGAGCATTATTACTATGAAGAGATTCGTTTAAGTAGAGAGTTTGCTAATGAGTTTGATAAATTTTGGAGAGAGAACTCCAAGTTGATCCCTTCTAATCTGATCAAACAATACATGTTACTTAAGCAGCATTACGAGCGGGAAATAGAACAAGGAAATCCTTAGTGTTTATATTTGATATAGAATCTCTTGGTGTAGAATCTAATGCTGTCGTTCTATCGGCAGCAATAATTCACTTCGATCCAGAGAAACGACCAACATATCAAGACTTGCTGGACAATGCGTGCTTTGTTAAGTTCGATGTCAAAGAACAGATGAGTGTTGGTCGCACTGCATCTAAATCTACTTTGGAATGGTGGAAGTCACAACACGAATATGTTCGTAAAGTTTCGCTAGATCCATCACGTGAAGACATGACTGTGGAAAATGGAATGCAAAAGTTCTATGAATACATGGCTAAGTTTCCAAATGCAAAACAACAAACAATGTGGGCACGTGGTTCGCTTGATCAACTTGTGATCGATTCATTGTGTGTGCAAGTTGGCTTGCAAGAAATTACAGGATATCATATGTGGAGAGATGTAAGAACTGCAGTTGATCTCCTCTATGGAACTACAAACGGATATGTAGAAGTAGATCATCCGTTATTCAAAAGACATGAAGTCATCAAACATCATCCCGTCCATGATTGCGCACTTGACGCAATGCAACTTATGTATGGAAAGCAGGTCTAATGCAATTTTATACTAACGTATATCCTTATGGGAACAGAATGCTGGTTCGTGGTTATGAACATGGCAAAGCATTTTCATATAAACTTGAGTACTCACCAACTCTTTATGTTTCATCTAAGAAATCAGATAGCGAATGGAAAACTCTAGATGGTAAAGTTGTTGATTCAGTTAAACCTGGAACAATAAAAGAAACGAGAGAGTTCGTGACACGTTATGAAGACGTAGAAGGTTTTGGGTTATATGGAAATACCAACTATGTCTTTCAATATATCAGCGATACATATGACTATGATATCAATTGGGATGTTGATCAGATCAGGACATTCTATCTTGACATTGAGACTTCCACTGAGGAAGGATTCCCTGATGTAAAAACTACCAATGAGGAAATCCTTCTCATCACGATTAAAGATTCTAAAACAAAGAAGGTTATAACTTTTGGGACTAAAGAGTATAGTAAGACACGAGATGATGTGGCATATGTTTACTGTTCTAATGAGCGTCAACTTCTATCTAAGTTTATGGACTTTTGGCAGGCTAACTATCCAGATGTTATCACTGGGTGGAACATTTCCTTCTTTGATGTTCCATATTTGGCTGGAAGAATCGAGAGAGAACTTGGGGACAGTATAGCATCCAAACTATCCCCATGGGGTTTGATACAACATCGTAGCATTTATGTTAAAGGCAATGAAGAAATTTCTTATGATCTGCATGGTATTGCTCAGCTTGATTATCTGGATCTCTACAAAAAATTTACTTACGCCAAACAAGAATCTTACAGGTTGGATTATATTGCAGAACAAGAACTAGGTGAGCGTAAGAAAGAAAATCCTGGCGTCGACTTCAGAGATTTCTATAACAATTACTGGGAACAATTCGTTGAGTATAACATACATGACGTAGAACTTGTTGAGATGTTAGATGATAAGATGCGTTTACTTGAGTTGTTGTATACTATGGCGTATAATGCTAAGATCAACTTCGAAGATGTGTTCTCCCAAGTTCGTATGTGGGATGCTATCATCTACAATCATCTACGTAACAAAAAGATTGTTATCCCTCTAAAGAAAAGTGGCGGATCAAAAAGTGCTCAGTTTGAAGGCGCATTTGTTAAAGATCCGATAGTTGGTAGACATAGATGGGTTGCTTCATTTGACTTGAACAGTCTGTATCCTCACTTGATTATGCAGTACAACATTAGCCCAGAAACATTGACTGATGAAAAGATATCTTGCACAGTTGATAAACTTCTTAACAAAGAAGTTGATACCTCATATCTACAGCGTAGAGATCTAGCGTTGACTGCTAATGGTTGGTGCTATGCTAGGGAAACTACGGGATTCATGCCTGAGATGATGGAGAAGATGTATACTGACCGAAGCAAGTTTAAGAAGCAGATGCTAAAGATTCAGCAGGAATATGAAAACGACAAGAGCAATAAACAACTTGTTAAAGAGATAAGTCGCCTCAACAATCTGCAGATGGCGATGAAGATTGCTCTGAACTCTGCTTATGGTGCGATGGGTAATGAATACTTCCGTTACTTTGACATTCGTATGGCTGAAGGTATTACGACTTCTGGTCAATTGTCTATTCGTTGGATTGCTAATAAGTTGAACGCATTCATGAATAAAACAATGAAGACAGAAGACAGTGACTATATCATTGCGATTGATACCGACTCAATTTATTTGTCTCTAGAAACTTTGATCGAGAAACTCTGCGAGGGAAAAACTACAGAGCAAAAGATCAAGTATATGGACAAGGTTTGCGAGGAAATTTTCCAGCCATTCATTGACAATAGTTATCAGGAGTTGGCTGATTACATGAATGCTCACTCTCAGAAAATGCAGATGAAGCGAGAGGTTCTTGCTGACCAGGCAATCTGGACTGCCAAGAAAAGATACATATTGAATGTGCATAACTCTGAGGGTGTTCAGTACGCAAAACCGAAGTTGAAAGTTATGGGACTGGAGATGGTCAAGTCTTCAACACCAGCAGCTATACGAGATATGCTCAGGGATTCTATTCAAGTTATTTTGAAAGGTAGTGAGGAAACTCTGCATTCATACATAGAAGAAAAGAGAGCAAATTTTTTAAAGATGGCTGTTGAAGATATTGCATTTCCTCGAGGTGTGAACGGCATTAAGGTTTATGCTGGTTCTCCAATTTATACCAAGGGAACACCAATTCATGTTCGTGGTGCTTTGCTATACAATCATTATGTGAAACGAAAAGGATTAGAGAAAAAGTATCAGGCTATCCGTGATGGTGACAAGATTAAGTTTGTCTATATGAAGATGCCTAATCCAATACAGGAGGATGTTATTGCATTTGTTCAACATCTCCCCCAGGAGTTGGGTCTGCATGAATACATAGATTATGATAAACAGTTTCAGAAAGTTTTCCTTGATGCATTGCAGATTATTATTGGATCACTAGGTTGGAAAACTGAGAAAGAAAGTTCTTTGGAGGATTTCTTTGCGTAACATAAGGATTATAAAAACAGGGATAGATGTCTCAGGAATCTTAAAAGATTTAAGGGATAACAAAAAAGATTGGGGTGCCGTCAGAAAAACAGATGGTGCCCATACAATCATTGATGATTTTGGATATGATGAATTAGATGTTGGAATTTTTCAATTGATAGTAGGTGGCGTAGAAAAAGATGGAGACTTTGTTGGTAACAGTGAGATATGCATTCCAACACCTGCTCTCTACAAACAGAAAAGCATTATTGATTTTTTGAAACAGAATTTTAATGGCAGAGTTAGTAGATGTGGATTCTTGTCTTTAGAGGTTGGCGGTGAAGTTGGATTGCATATAGACGAGGGTACATATTATCTAACCAAAGACAGGTACCACCTTTCAATACAAGGAACATACGATTATACAGTTGGCGGTGAAACTGTTAGAGTCGAACCTGGAACTTTATTGTGGTTTAATAATAAATTATTGCATGGGGCTAAGAATGTTGGCAATGGTGTAAGAATAACATTTGTTTTTGATGTTCCACATTCCCCAAATAATCTTTGACATAAATTATCATTTAATGTATAATTATAGAATTAAGAGGATAAAACTATGAGCATATTGGAAAAACTTAAGAAAAACTCAACAATTAAAGACACTGCAATTTTGTCACAATCAAAGTTCTTTACAAAGAAGGACATGATTCCAACGACAATCCCAGTTCTTAATGTTGCATTGTCTGGAAGATTGGATGGTGGACTGACCCCTGGACTGACAATGTGGGCTGGTCCAAGCAAGCACTTCAAAACTGCATTTAGTTTGTTAATGGCTAAGGCATATCTTGACAAATACCAGGATGGTGTTGTGTTGTTTTACGACTCAGAGTTTGGTACACCGCAATCTTATTTCGATTCTTTTGGTATCGACAATGAGCGTGTGATCCATACACCAATCACTGATATTGAACAGTTGAAGTTTGACATTATGAAACAGCTGGACAGTGTTGAGCGTGATGAGCATGTAATTATCCTTATTGATTCTATCGGCAATCTTGCTTCAAAGAAAGAAGTTGAGGATGCCTTGGATGGCAAGGCAGTTGCTGATATGTCTAGAGCCAAGCAGTTAAAATCTTTGTTCCGTATGGTCACACCACATCTAACACTAAAAGATATCCCAATGGTAGTTGTGAATCATACGTATAAAGAAATTGGTATGTTCCCGAAAGATATTGTTGGCGGCGGTACTGGTTCTTATTACTCAGCTGATAACATCTTTATTCTTGGTCGCCAACAAGAGAAAGAAGGAACTGAGCTGGTAGGTTACAATTTTATAATCAACGTAGAGAAATCGAGATATGTTAGAGAGAAATCAAAAATTCCTGTTACTGTTTCTTTTGATGGTGGCATTAGCCGTTGGTCTGGTCTACTTGATATTGCACT